TCCATGTTCGGAGCATTGCGCTCTAGTAGATTAGCAATAGCTTCCCTAACTATCTGCGTACTCTTGTTAGGTACTCCCTTAGTCCTACCCTTACCCATGTTAGTAAGATTAGCTATTCGTGCATCTTCCTGCACTTTGGTGATTTCTGTTTCCATTTTTGCATTACCTTTCAGGTGTCATGCTTAATAATACGTATCGTATACATCAGGCCTATTCTGCCGTATCCATGCCCTACTATCCTCATGACATTTAGCGAAGTTATCGCCTACTGTCTGGCTGCCTGCGTGATGCACATAGCCTCTACTCACCCAATGCGTGAAGCCAGCCTTAGTCATGTCATCACAAATAATGTTATCAGAATACCAGTTTACGCTTGGGAATTTAGCTGCTTGCCAGGCTTCCTTTGATACCGCTGCAAATATTGGCGCAATGGTATTGGCTTTCTTTATAAATCCCTCGCTGCGATAGCGTAAACCTACAAAATCATCATCGACAATAGGATAACGTATATTTTGCTCAGGCAATACAAAGTCTGACCTAGTACCCAAGAAGCCAACCTTATACCCTGCGTTCTTGAGCAAATCCCAATCTACTGCCATTTTAGTAATAGTGCTAGGTGTAGGTACTACGTCATCATTAGCCAAGATTACAGAATCATATCCTTGAGCAAACGCATAGTCTGTAGCTACATTGTAGGCATCACCAAAGTTAGACTCCATGTTCGGAATCATCTTTATGTGCTTACCGAAACATTTAGGCGTATTGCAGCTTATGTACACTGGTATGTGAGGCGCATAGACCTCCAAAGCAGTTACCAGTACCGTTAAGCCAACATTCCCTGTACTACATATCACGATTGCTTGCATAAGCCCCAGAAGTAAAGATCAGCAGGTGAGTCATTAGTCGAGAATTCGTATTGCTCAAACTTGCTTAAATCGCACTTATCTCTAAAGTCTTGCTCTGTTAAGTTAAGATAATAATCGCCAAGAAAAGGATTGTCAGCCCTGCTAGTCCTGCTGGTTCCATGCTCAGGCCTCCCAGTAGTAGCGCAACTAAAAAATACTAATCCGTTAGCCATTCTGACCATATTCTCAAAGGTTTTAACCCATTGTTCGTTATGCTCAAAACATTCACAGCTTGCCACTACATCGAAGTAGCTTTCAGGAAATACTAAATCTTCTCCCATAGCTACAACGTCAACTCCACGACCCTCTCCAACGTCCACGCCAATATAGCTAGTAGTATCAAAAAAGGTACGAATAGAGCCATTGATGTCAAGAGAGCCAATTTCTAATACCTTTTTGTCGGTAAAGTAATCAGGGAATCTAGCTTTTACACCTGCAACGAAGTCTAGCTGGCTTTGATGGCTCATTTTTTCTTGTTTCTTGCAGATATTGCAGCAGCTTTACTCTTTGCGTCAGCCTTTGAGTTAGCGCCCCATGCCTTTAAACTTAACAGCAGTCTAGTAGGTTCACCGTCTGGCTTACGCTCTGGCCCTGGCATATTACCCATTCGAGCCAAGAAACTAGCTCTACGTGGATTATCACCTGTCTTTACATGAGCCTTTAGATCAGAGCCAGGATTTTCAGCCTCGTAAGACTTCCGACCTTTCTCGTTTAAGCCGCCTTTGGCGTTCTTACCTGACTTTTTAGTCCAAGCCGCTGTCATTTCTTTTTCTTTGCAGTCTTAGCCGATTCTTTGAAATCAGCTTTAGTCGGAGCGCCTTTAGCGCCTACCTTACGCATCTTTTCGCCTGAGCCTTCAGTGATACGCTTGCGTTTTGCGTTAATGTTTGCGTAAAGTCCAGGCTTCATTTCTTCTTCGCCTTATTAGTAGCTGTACGCGAGCCACGTTTAGGCATAGCAACCATAATGGCTACAGTCATGCCTTTTTTGCCATTTTTACCGGAATGCTCCATGCTTTCTTCTTTTTCTTCCCTCATGCAATTCTTACCGCCTTTGCACTCACCGCCCTTGCATTTACCGCAGCTTTTTAAACCTTTCATTTTTTCTTCCCTTTCTTGGCAATTTTTGCCTCTGATAATGCAATTGCGATAGCTTGCTTAGGATTCTTTACTACAGGGCCGCCTTTTCCTGAGTGCAATGTGCCTTTTTTGAATTCAGTGTATACTTTAGATATCTTTTTATCTTTACTGGATTTTTTCATGGAAAACCTTAATGAAATTTGGACTGATTTACCTAAATACGAACAACACTATCAAATAAGTAACTTTGGTAATTTTGCAAAAAAAACATCATCTGGATTTATTTTGAGAAAATTAAATTCAGCAACACAATACCTTAGCGTATCATTAAAAGATATTGATGGAACTGGACAAAAATCTATATATATACATACAACTGTTGCAAAACTTTTTATTGGTGATAGACCCGAAGGAATGGTAATTAGACATTTAGATGGCAATAAATACAATAATAAAGTATCTAATTTATCTTATGGCTATCCAAAACAAAATTATGAAGATTTAGTAAAACATAAAACAAATAAAGGATCAAACAACGGCAGAGCAATATTAAATGAAAATTCAGTAAATGCAATTAAATTTCTTATTGAGAACAAAATATCTACACTACTTATCTCTAAAGCATTTAATATATCTTTAGGTACAGTTTACGCAGTTAAAAATGGTCATAATTGGCGTTAATTCAGCAACCCCTTAACTTGAATAAGTAAGTCAATCTCGGTGATCTGGTATTTGCGCTCAAAGGCTTTGCGACCCATGCCGTGATACCCATCATTACCTCTATGGTGGCTTGGGCAAAGTGGGATAGTGTCGTAATGCCCACTTCTTACCCCCATTCCTAGCCCCAATCCCCTGACATGATGCACTTCTGCCGGTGTCTGAGGATAGCCATTCCTATAGCAAATTATACAGCCAATGTCTACCAGTTTCGACAGATATTTCTTTTCGTCTTTAGTCATTCATGTCATCAATTAATCTTTGCAGATACACAGCTAAATCCATCGCTTCCTCTTGTGCGTGAATAAGCCATTGCTTTGCAGATAAGTCTGTACGCTCTGTGCTAACACCGTATTTCATCATGCCGAACTCAGCTCGATCTGCCAGCTTTTGCCTAACTGCCTGTACATTTTTATCCATTACATTGTCCTTTTATCTATACTGCGATTAGAAGCCTCATAAGAGCGCCAAACATCTACCCTGGCCTGTGCTGCTATCAGCATCCAGCGAAGCCTCTCAGCCTCCTCTACGGCCTCCCTAAGGCCTTCCAATACAGCCTGGTACTCTGGATGGGCATAAGCGTCTGCCTCTTTCTCTGCCATTGTTGTGCGTGGGCTTGATTGGAAACAAATAGCTTTCTTAGTCTTGCGGTACTCAGTCAAATAAGTAACTTGAGCTTTAGCTTTAGCATAAGCCTGTGAGTGCTTGATTATGTAGTCTATTGCTTCATTAGGATTTATCATTTTTAAATTTATTTAGATATTCTTGATTTAATCCATATCCAATACCATGACCTAAATCAATTTTGTTTTTATCAGAAAATAACTCGTCATTACTACACCACCCAACAATATCAGCTCCAAAATCATCCACAATAGCCAGAACATAAATATCGCAAGGATCATCAACTTTTTTTAATGTCGCAAGTAATCTGCCATTTTTATGTCGCGTAGATTTAACATCAATTGTTTTTCCTTTTGAGCTAATTAAATCAACACCACCACTTCTTACGCTAACAGTTAAATCAGGACATATATTTAACATTTTAGCAACGCAGTATTCAGAAACAACGCCATCAATATCAATTGACCATGTATCATCTTTACCGACCTGTTTGTTTGATACTTTGTGCATTGCTTCAGCTCTACGCATAACACCTAGCATTCTGCAAACAAATAACTCAGCTTCAGTTAAATTTATCCTCATATTTGCACGTATAAGTTAGAAACATCATCTAAAGCTCCTGCGTTTTTAAATACATAATCAATAGCTTTTGATAATTGCTTTCTTGTTATTGATAGCTGTAGGTTATCAACAGTAACTAAACCATCTCCTATGCTTTTAAGATCGTCACCAGATAATCCCCATCTGCCAGTATTTAGGAATCTCTCTCGCACATTAACAATTGCTTTTAAACTATCCATTAGCAAGTAATACTCAGGATCAAAGTCTGCCTGGTATGCAGCCACTAACCCGACGTTTAATCGAGCTGTGATCGTATTCCAGCCTATCTCGTCGCCTACACCTTCACGGAACTTCATTAACTCAGTATGCGG